TAGGGTTTGAAACAACGACTGCATCCCAATCTGGCAAAGTCCAAAGGCTGTCTGTTGATTCTCCTGCAGGTGGTGTTATTGAATCATAAACATCATAAGCAGTATCTGCACCAACTATTTCATATCCAGTAAGTGGATATTTTGCAGTATCAAGTGAATAAAGAACAGAATATCTTTGTGGGACTCCACTAACTGTTCTTGCACTATAATCACTATAATATTCTTTATCATTATAAATATCAATGGCTTCACCATTTGTAAAGCCTGCTTGTCTTGGTCCAGTATATTTTCCATCTTGAAGAAATCTTCCAAAGTTAATTGGGTTAATAATTTTTTTACCATCGTAATCATGAGGAATTACTGATGTGTTTCCATATTTAATTTGTGACAAATATCCAAGTTCATCAAAAGCATCAATAGTTACAATTGAGTCTTCTCTTGGAACATACTCTGTACTTGTATTAAAAATCTTTCCAGTAAATACTGGTTCTCCTTCAACCTCAACACGAATGATTGAATACAAATTAATTTCTGCATTTCTTGCTGGGTCAAGGTTAACATTTCGTGAGCGAAGTCTTAATTGTCCTGGTTCAGATTGAGACCACATTCCAAAGTATTGTGGAATACCACGAGTAATATCAAGTTGCAAAACACCATCTGTTGCATCAACCCATGCATAGTTTGTATCTCTATATTTGATAACTACTTTATCTCTTAGATTCATGAACCGTAAACTCCAGAATAAGTATTTAGCGCACCCTTTACTGCTCTTCCTAATGCATAAGGATCAGTTCCAACACCAGCATTAATTGTAATGTTAACTCCTGATGTTGACCTAGGTCTTGAAATTGAAGGCATTGATAATCCACTTACAGTGGCACTACCCAAACTAAGAGTTGCAGTCTTTGCAATATTTTCTGCAGAGTTAATACCCTGTGCAAGTCCCTGAACAATATTTTTACCAAAAGCAGCAAAGACCGTTGATGGAGAATTAATTCCAAGCATTTTCTTTGCCCATGATGGAACTAAATTACCAAAGAAATCAAGCACTCTTGTTTTTAGCCATCCTGCCATTGATTGCATACCATTCCAAAGACCTATAACAATATCTTTACCAACATTAAGTAATGCTCCTGGAATTGCATTAAAGACATCTTTAATAGTGTCAATGTATCCAACAATCTTATCTTTAAGTTCCATTACCTTTGCCCAAGCCTTTGGAACTACATCTTTTATCTTTTCCCAGAATGTATTCACTGCTTCTGTAATTGAATCCCAATTCTGGACAAGCAATACAATTGCTGCAATAACTAAGCCAATGCCAAGGCCTGCTAGAGCAATTCTTAAGAGGTTTGCTGCTATCGTTGATGCACCAATGCCAACAGCACTTGCTTCAGATACTAAGCCTAATGTAACCATTGCTGTCTTTGCTGATGCAAGGAATGAAAGTAGTGGTCCACCAATTGCAACAAGTGCAGTTATTGCTAGAATAACATTTTGCACTGGTCCTGGCAATGCACTAAACTTTTCAATTGCTGTTGTAACAAAACCAATTAACTTCTCAATAGTTGGCAATAATTTTGCACCAATTGTTTCTTTAAGGTTTGCTAATGTTACATCTAACTTTTGTGATGCAGTTACATTCTTTTCTGCTGCATCTCCATACTTCTTCTGTCCCGCATCAATAAGCAGGTTAAGTGCACCTTGATTGTCTCCAGCCTTTGACATTGTTTCTGCCATTTTATATGTAGCATCATCAAGGTCTGGAATAATCTTTGACATTTCTTTTGCAGTTAGTTCACCATCAACAAATGCTTTTGCAAGTTTGCTTGTTACTGCTTCTGCAGGAAGAGCACCTGCTGTGTATGCTTGAACATCAAATGCAAGGTTAACTAATGCAGCAGATGAAGCCTTAGAATCTGCAGGCAAACGAGAACCTAATTGTGTTGCTAATTGTATAATTACATCATTATCAACTGCAATTGCTTTACCAAATTTATCAGCATCAGCAGTAATCTTTGCAAGTGCTGCAGAGCCTTCACCAAATGTTGTTGTGGCTGCTCGCATTGTTTCTTGGGCTTCTTTGGCCTCATCAATGCCTTGCTTAAGAAATGTAACACCTTGCTTTAAAACAAAAGCAGATGCGGCTGCACCAGCAGCAGCAGCAGCACCTTTAAGTTTACTTGACATGCCATCAATCTGGCTATTGGCATCATTAATTCCAGAGGTAAGTTTTTTGGTCTCCGCAACAATATCAATCGTTATCTGGTTAGCCATTTTTGTTCCTCCTGTTAAGTGCCACTACAATTGCACCATATTCTTCCAGCGTCATATCCCAAAACTGCTCTGGCGTAAATCCTGTTTCTACACAGAACTCAGCCATTTTGCTTAGGCTGGACTCACTTCTTTTGGGACAGTGAATTCAACTCCAGCAAGATCAGTCAACTGTTGGATTGACATTTCTTCTGCTTCTCCCATTGTAAGGGATGGGTTATTTCGCTTTGCCATCATGTATTGCATTGCGAATGCTAGTTTTGACTTAGACTTGCTTTCAGTCCATTCGTCCATAGGTAAATCTAAATACTCTTCAACCTCTGCAAGTTCTTTCCACTTGAGGGTATTCATTAAATCAAAATCGTTCATTACTGCCTCCTATTAGTTTAAGTTGTATTGCTTTATTGCTTCTTGAATACTATCGTTATACTTCTCAATGATGTATCCAATATTGTCTTTTACTGCTGGATTTAAATAAGGTTGTGGTCTGATGTTTCTTTCAGGCCATCCATATTCTTGTACTCCTGCATATGGTACTGCTGCACTGCCTGCCAATATTTGTGCCTTTTCTGCTGATGGATTACCAACAACAGAAGAAGCAAGTGCACCAGTTAATTTAGGTGCCATAGCAGAGGCTTTTTGAGATAAAGTCGTACTTAGTTCTTTATTAAGTTCTATGTTTGACTTTAAATCTCTAGCCAATTTATCAAGAGAGTCTGTGACTTCCTTAACACCTTGGATAGATATATTTGCCTCTGCCATGACTACTCTATTTAATTATGCAATTACTCGTACTGGCTTACCAGTAAGAATAAAGTTAATATCGTAGACGAAATATTCGCCTGCTGCTCCACCTAAATCAGGTACAGTCTCAGCATAGCCAGTCGCTGTAAAGTGTGGCTGTGTTGAAGTTGCAACTGCGTTTCCGTGTGGTGCAAATGTGATATCTACTGTTGCGCCTGGGTTGTCAAACAACTCAGACCATAGTGATGCTGCTTGTACATCCTGGAAACCAGTGACTGCACATGTGAAATCTAAACTATCTACGTAGTCTCCAAAACCTAATGTTCCAACTGCTGATGAGAATGTAACATTGCTCACTGCACCTGAATATTCTGTTCCGTCAACTTCAAAGATGATTGATTTGCCTTTAATTCTTGCCATATCAATTTCCTCCTTCAATGTCTATTGAAATATTTATGTTTGTTGCTAAAAACCTAGAGCCGTTTACCTCTTGGATAAATGGTTTATCTACGGTTAATGTTCTTGCTGATGTGTATTCCCAAATTGCAGGGATAAGACTGTCAAGTGTGTCATCAAGATTTTCTGTTTCTGTTTCATTAGTTGCATATGGTACTAAAATAAGTACTTTCCAATTAGAAGCATAGTCTGCCTCATATTGGTTTGCATATACAGTAATGAACTCAGTATCAGGTTCCATAATCGCACAAAGTGGATTAGGTCTTGCTGGTACAAACTTATAAACTTTTGAAATACCACCAAGAATGATGGCACTTTCTAGGTCTGCTCTTACTCCTGCTAAATTCATCCGAATCTCACCATGTATCTATTAAGCAAAGGATATACACCAACGAGTGGGTCTCTAGCAGTATTGATGGGAGCACCATCATAAGTTGCATATTGAGACACACCCATTGGTGCATTACGACGATTAAATAGTTCTGAACCAACCTCAAGATAGCAACGCTTCAACACACCAACAGGAACCTTGGTAGATGCAATATAACTTGCGACCAAATCCTTAGATGTATCCCAGCATTCTTCTACATAAGCATCATCAGTGCTTGAAGCACCTACATAAGCCTTTAAGTCTGTCCAGTCCATAATCTTCTCCCGTTAATTAATTAGTCAAGCGGATTAGCAACCTTAACCATTGCCTTTGGATCAAGAGATGCAATTGCTGCATATCCGTAAACTGACATTGTGTTGGTTAGGTTTGTGATATCTGCATCAGTCAAGCGAAGTGGTGCTCCTGCTGATTCAAATGTTGTTACTGCTGATGAGTTACCTACGAATAGAGAACCGTTAGCAAGTGATGGGTCAAGTACAACTGGTAGACCAAGGATTGAACCTGTTAGGCCTACTGGATTGATTGAACCGAATG